GTTCGTTTCGTCACTGGCCGTGTGACTAGTAGTTGCTAAGGACTTACGTAAACTACCCATTAGTTCATTACGGGTTTAGAATTGGAGCCCGGCCTGCTCTAACTCAAATCAACGTCCGTGAAGATCTCCATGAGCGGGAAATCGACACAGTCGTAAACGGACTTGACCCCAGCCAAGCTGGCCATGAAGATCTCCTCTACAGAGTCGATATCAAAGCCATATCTTGACATGAAGAACACGTTCGTTTCGTCACTGGCCGTGTGACTAGTAGTTGCTAAGGACTTGTACTGTTTTCGTTCGTCTGCAAATTCTTTAATCTTAACTTCTTTCAGTAATGACGACGCATATTCAGCATATTTCCGGATTACTGGCACGAATCCGGCTTCCAAAGCCAATCCCATGAGCATAGCCTTCGTTTCACCACTGTTGAGAGGTCGAATCCCGAAGCCAATCTTGGGCAACCGCTTGCCAATCTTGGGTCCGAGAACATAACCATCAGAGGTGGGCCAGAACAATGAGGAACAGTACTCTACTTCATGCCACTGATCGGAGACCTTGCACTTAGTACTGAAACCAAGTCGTAGGTTCATCTCAACCAAGAAGTTTTCAAGTTCCTTCTTTGCCCGAGGGGACATCTTTTTTCTAATAACAACCAAGGAATCATCCCCGTGTACCAACATTTTGTATTCACAATCTAGTCCAAAAGTATCTAACAAGAAATCCAATTTAGTACCATTGTTAAAGGAATTGCTAACAGACGTGTCCTGACGACCAGAAGTCATAGTGTATGGCACACTATACCTCGAACCTTTATAGGTCCACCCTTTTGTCTTGACCAAGCTATCATTTACAGCTTTGGCATAGGGGTAGTCTTCAATACCACAATGATACTTCAAGATATTTGAGTTGGTGTATGCACCTTCTCCTTGATGAGCATCGTAGCGACTTTCGTCTAATTCCACAATGGTCACATCCTCTTGACTAAAGGATGCTCTCCAGTTGCCTATCTGCTCAGCCGTCATACCAGAAGTATAGCAGATGCGGTGGTCAGGATTCCACTTCGCAGATAGGATCTTTGACATATGCCAGATGAAAGGTCCAAAAGCAACATTAGCCTTAGGACTACACCCTTGAATTGCACGGGGGTCAAAGTCTTGGTAAATTGGTCCGCCCTTGAGGAGCACTTCCCGCTTCACAAACATCTTATTGTCAAGATCCCGAGCGTTTAATCCGTCTCGGTTGAGTTCATGAAGAGCCTTGATATTGATCTCTCTTTGCTTCGGTGGGTAATGCGCATTCCATTTCTGGAACAACTCAGCATGAGTTCCACTTACTCGGGAGAAATCTTCTACGGCATCGCGAGACCAGGCGCGCACCCGGTCCCACAGTTCCAAATCCTCGGGTGGCGTATCCACCAAGGCGCGATTAACTAACGCTTTCTCTTCATTATTAAACGAAGGATTTGAAACCACAGGGATGTGATTTGAGAACGTAATGCAGTTGGAGTGCATCTGGGGTTTTGGTTCTTTTAATTCAGGTTCTTCAGCTGGGCGGTAAGACGCGCCTGTTTTCATGGTTCGGAGTGGCATACATGACTCAACCCCGGGCAGACCTTCAGGCCAGGCCTTGCGAACATTGAATGTTCTCCCAGGGACGGAACTACGATCGGCATTGTACACATCAACTGTGACGTTTGCTTCGACCATCTCCGCCATGTTTCCGCAACACACGAAACGATCCCAAGTTACTAACTCCATCACCTTGCTCAAACGATCAAACATACGTCTGAAAGTAGGAGAACAAAGAGAGTTGAAAGCTTCTATCTCATCAGCCAAATTGCAGGTGAACGCCATTGCGCTGCCATAAATGGCACAATCTATTTTCATGGAAATCGGCATATCTAGATGCTTAATTTCCTGCTTCATGTAAGTAGTACAAAGCTTAAGTGAATCTTTGGTTCTTGGTAGCCCTACCATCTTAAGGGCCACTGAACGAATCAGCTGCTTTGGAACAAGCACATAGCGGGAATTGCGTCTATACACGATAGTAAAACCTCCACATGAAATAAATCGAACATTAGAAATTTTCAGAAACTCAAGTGTAGGCTTAAATCTCTTATCATCTCCAAGGCTCCGCACGCCGTTCACGGTGCCGTGATGATCATCCCGGTTTAAACTGTCAACCAGAGGCATTTCTACCATCCGGTTGGTGTCCAAACCGTTTGGGGCAGTAGTGAATCGATAGATCCACGAATCGCCCACAGGATAACCAGTCCACGCCATCGCTCTGCCTGACTTCTCGTAATAGGTCTCTGAAAGCCATAGACATGGGTCATGGATATACGCAGTAGGATTACCACGCACCTTCATAGCTACCTTGATATCGCCTTCACTCTCGATAATTTGGTAGGAAGATTCCACGTCCACGCCATTGTCATGATAAGTACCATACAAGTTGTCAAACCTGTGAACCACAGCATACAAATTCCCAGTACGAGATCGGTAGACAAAATCAAGGATATCATCTCTTTTCAAGTAATATAGGGAGTGCACACTGAGATACACATCAGGGGTAAAAGGACATTGTTGCGACGTATTAGAGCAGTAATTCGCTTCCGGCTTGTAGTTAGTCGGATGACGTCTCACAGCATCGTCGCTAGAAAGTATAGGATTACAAGAATGCACGGTCAACCTCCCTGCTGAACAGTGACGGTTCGCATTACCTCCAATGTCGGTAATACTAACGCCGCTTCCATGATTTCGTTGTATGTCTCTATACGCCAGTTCTTCGCAGATTGCACGCTCGGCAGCCCCCATTGGATGAGGGTGCTCAGAGTTAGAACCGAACTCGAAAGTCCAGCCCTTGTAGGTGCGCTCTAGCACGGCCTGCGTTTTAGGGTCCACCGAGTGGCCCCTGGAGAAGACATTCGCGTGGATGCCTTTCACC